CTTATGAAACCTTTGTTATTGATACTGGGGGCAAAATGTTAGACTTTATGGGCGAGTATATCATTAAGAACAATCCTAAAATGGGGCGTGCTAATGGTATGCTAACACTACAAGGCTTTGGAGAGCGAAAAATGATGTTTTCAGCACTTGTAAAACGTATTAGCATAATGAATAAGCACGTGGTATTTGTTGCTCATAGAGAAACAAAAACAGAGGGCGACGATACTCGTTACATTCCTCAATTTGGAGGGACAAACTATGACAACCTTGTAACAGAGTTAGACCTTGTAGGGTATGTAGAGGCGCAAGGGCGTGAACGTACAATCACCTTTGACCCTACCTCACGAAATGATGGTAAGAACTCGTGCAACTTACCTCCATTGTTCAAGATACCTACTATCATTGACGAGCAGGGTAACCCTACTGCGCCTAACGACTTTTTCACAACGCACGTAATTGAGGCGTACAATGCGCGATTGGAACAGCATCGCAAGGCTAATGAAGCATACCAAAAGCTCATTAAAGAGATAGAGGACAATATAGCGGTTATCACAGATATAGACAGCCTTAATGAAACTGCTCAACGAATACAGGAGTGGCAACATATCGGCAACTCTAAAGTGATTGCTGGTCGCAAACTCAATGAGAAGGCGGCAACTTTAAATGCGAAATTCAACAAAGAAAGCAAGCAGTATGAAGCAGTATAACATATATCCTACGTTGTTGGATAGTTTCACAAACTATCTTAATTCATCGGTAATCTATCAGCAGTTTTGGGGCTCATCTGAAGCCCCAACGCTGACAGAGGAAGAATACGAGCGACAAGCCTTTCAAGATCTCATTAACCGTATTAATAGAGTGCCATTCGAGAGTGAATCCGCTGACAAGGGTACAGCGTTCAATGAGGTTGTTGATTGCATAGTTGAGGGTCGCAAAAGTACTAAGATAGATATTCACAGCGAGGGCGAGGTAATAATGGCAATAATCAATGGCAGGCAGTTCGTATTTTCAAAGGAACTTGCTAAGAGTATAGCGAACCCTTTGAAAGAGGAAAATGCGCTTACTCAATACAGAGTTGAGGGTACAATTAGCACTCAATATGGTGAAGTCTTTTTGTACGGATATTTAGACTACTTGCTACCCTTTAAGGTGGTAGATTTAAAGACTACTGGCAAATACAATGCCTTTAAATATCGCAACAACTGGCAGCACATTGTATATCCTTATTGCTTAAATCAGCAAGGCATTGATATAACCGATTTTGAGTATTTGGTTACTGATTTTAAGGGGGTGTATAAAGAGGCTTATGCCTATATGCATAATCTGGATATACCACGATTAAAGGAGGTATGCGAGCGTTTTATTGAGTTTTTGGAGGGTAACCGAGAACTTATTACTGACAAAAAGATTTTTAATGAACAAACTGCGAATGAACACAAGGACTATCTTAACCGATAGTATGGAAATCATTATAGTAAAACCAGTAGTCGTGAGGTTTTCGCACCTAAGCGTTTTAGTAACGATTTTTTTAAAACAAATGAAAACAGTATTTAAAGTAGGAATGGAGGTTTGGGATAAAACAATATCTCCAAACAAAGGAAAGGTAATAGAGGTTCTTAACGATACAAAATTTCCTTTCCCTATTAAGGTGAAATTTGATGACGATTTGAAAATCGACTACACAGGCGATGGTTGTTTCGTAAAAAGTGAAGGTGCTATACCCACACTATCCACTTCAGACTATTCTATCGACATTATAGGCTTTGAACAAAAAGCACCTGCTCCAACGTATGAGGAAGTCATCAAAGATACACGCAGTAAAGGTGATTATTACTATTTACCTGATAGTTTAGAAGCTCCAAGTGAAGAACTTGTGGAAGCAACAATAGCACTTTTAAAACTACTATTTCTTAGAGACTATTATAATGAGGGTTGGAAGCCTGATTGGAAAGATAAATCTTATAAAGAGATACTTTGTTTTGTAACAGATTTTCATAACAAAAAAGGTTTCAAATATAAATTTTGTGCAAGCCAAACTGAACCTCGTATTTTAGCTTTTAAAAATTCAGAAATAAGAAAAAGATTTTTTGAAGAACAAAAAGAACTCTTAGAAATCGCAAAACCTTTATTATAACTATGGAAATACAAGGACGAATTAAAACAATATTCGCTACTGAAACAGTTGGCGAGAATGGCTTTCAGAAGCGTGATTTAGTTATCACAACGGAGGAGCAATATCCTAATGATATTCTCATACAGTTCACGCAACAGCGTTGTGATTTGCTCAACAATTTGAAAGTAGGTCAGAATGTAAGGGTACATTTTAACTTACGCGGTAGAGAGTGGACAAACCAGCAAGGCGAGGTTAAGTACTTCAACACAATTGAGGGTTGGAAAATTGAACTCATTCAAACCACGAATGTAGCGCAACAACAGCAGCCTATGCCTCAGTACCAGCAACATCCACAAGGTTACCCACAGCAATCGCAATACGCACCGCCTCAACAAGCACAAGCGTACCCGCCACAAGGGCAACCGCAATATCAGCAGGGGCAAATGTTTAACCAGTACGGACAAGCACCCGCACAAGACGGCGTGCCGTATTAAGAAACAACAAAAAAGCAAGTATCAATCGGGATAGTAGCAGGTTCGAGTCCTGCCTTGCTTTCAAAATAAAGACAAAATGAAAAATTTAAACTTAAAAGATATAAAAGAGTGCTTTGAGTTATACAAAGTAGCTTTTAATAAGAAGCCGTACATTAGTAATCTTGCTAATGAGCTACGTATTAAGACGACTGAATTGATGAAGTTTATAGTTGAAAACGATAAACATTTTGTTCTATATCAAAATGACAAAGGTACTTATATTTCACAAATGTATGTCGAGTTGAAAGATAGAGAAGGTACGAATGAATATGTTGAGTATAATAAGGAAAGATACAAAAATACAATATTCCTCAAAGTAGTATATTATGACTACACTAACGATGTTATATTTCATTATGTAGAACAAGACTCGGCAGATGATAAAAGGTCAAGCGAATGGCGTAATACACCAGATAAAATTGATAAAATAAAACCATATCTACAACAAAACACATTTACAGGAGGAGGTTATGGTGATAGTTATACAAGAAAGTATGATAATTATTTGTCAAAGGAAAATATAAAGCTACTTATGTCGCAAGGGTGGCAGTTTGCGAATTATAATGAAAAAGCTGATGAATAACAATGAAAAAGATAACCATTCCGAGTAACGTAAAAAACGGCAAATTGGTACAAAATCGCAATCTTATACAAAATGCTATAGCTTCATTTGAGGATACAAATATCAATATCACCATTGAGAGGCGAAGCAAGAAACGAAGCGTACAACAAAATGCTTTCTATTGGGGCGTTTGGATACCTATCATTCAACAAGCTATCAATAACACTTGGGGCGAGTTTTACCCTCCTAATGAGGTTCATAATGTACTGAAAGCCTTGTGTAATTATGAGGAGCGTCCTAATCCTGCTACTGGTGAGATACAACGAGTGCCAGTGAGTAGCACCAAGTTAAGCACTTATGAATGGGAAAAGGAATTTAAACAACAAGTAAGGCAGATGTGTATGGATAATTTCAATCTTGATTTGCCTGAACCTGATAATGAGGAATAAACAAGTTTTAAAGTAAAATAAGAAACGTTGTAATTTTTGTCCATTGTGCACCCCGATAGGCAAGCACTCACGTTCGAGCCGTGAGCGGGGGCTAAAATAAATGAATTGATAATTATGGTATACGGATATATTCGGGTGAGTACAGATAGGCAAACCGTAGAAAACCAACGCTTTGAAATAAAGAACTTCTGTAAGAAGAATAATATGAAAATAGATGGTTGGATTTCAGACGAGGGAATATCAGGAACGAAAGACCCTGAAAAACGAGAATTAGGAAAACTCTTAGAAAAAGCAAAGGCAGGAGATTATATCCTTTGTTCAGAACTATCACGATTAGGTAGAAGCTTAATGATGATTATGGCTATCTTAAACGAATGTACAAAGAAAAAGGTAAATATTTGGACAATCAAGGATAACTACCGATTGGATAACGATATAAGTAGTGCTGTGATAGCTTTTGCTTATGGGCTTTCTGCACAAATAGAAAGACAACTTATATCTCAACGAACCAAAGAAGCATTAGCCCGCAAAAAAGCTGAAGGGGTATTTATAGGTCGCCCTAAAGGAAGTCTTTCAAAAAAAGTTA